AAATTAATATGTTGATGCCAATAATTTGTGTAACCCATGTTATTCCTTTCTTTTTGCTTGATCTAATTTATATTCGTATCTAGCTTCTTCAGCAGCTTCTACTTCATAAACTACTTCTTCAGTAGATATGCCTAGCTTTTTTAAGCCATCTTCGAATTGTTGTGTATTTATTTTACATTCTGCATAATCTGTTTGTAACTGTTCTAGATTATTTAGAAAAAGTTCTTTGGACATATATTTACCTATATTGTTATTATTTTAACTATGAACAAAAACAAAATAAATATAACAGTGTAATATTTTATATCTGTCATATTATTCTTTTGCTGTTTTTTTTCTTATTTCATATGGTAACTCAACTTTTTCAGGCATATGTTTACCAATAGCTATACATAATCCTATGAAAGCTCTAATTGGAAACATAATAGCTGTCCATATCCATTGTGCTAATACATTCATTAGCCAGTTTTGTAGTTTATTCCACATTTTTGCACCTCTTTCTTTGTTATTTATTATTATACATTGTTATTATATTATAGCAAGACATTCGGCAGCACCTCATGTTTTTGCCCCACCGAGTTCCGAAAAAATTCGTAACACGATAAAAAAATGCCCATGGCTCAGAGCCGAGCCACAGGCAAGTTTGTTAATGTTAGCTAACTAATTTCTTTAGTTCAGTTAACATCATATCTTTTTCTGCTTGATTGACATAAATCTTGTCAGTTACAGAACCTCTCTTGGCAACAGGTACATAAGATTTACCGAAAATCTTTTGGTACTTTTTCTCAAGAGTATCAACTATCAACTGTGATCTTCTACAATTCAAAGATTGCACTTTGTTTCTGAAGATTAATGATGCTAATTTACCTTTGGTAATTTCTGTACCAACATCATCTCGCACAGCTTCTCGAGTAGCTTCTTTAGTTTTGTCGAGAGAAGCATTACACATTTCATTGTGTCTATAAAAGCTACCGTAAATAGAATCGAAATTCCATTGAGCTATTCTAGACCAATCTTCATTGTCGATGAAAGGTGTAATAATGGTATCTACTAAAGTATTAATACCATTTACCATATTAGTTTCAGACTCATCTAAAACTAATTCCATATTAGCAAGTCTGCTATCTGGATCATCTCTGTAAGTTTCTTTAAGTGTCGACATAATTTACTCCTTTGTGTTTGTTTTTTGGTTATTGTTTAATTTATATACTGCAATAGCAATCAACCCGATAACCACAGGTGATAGCAGTATACTAAAAATGGCACCTACAAAGTAACATGCCATAATTAATAACGAAATACCTACAACTTTTAAAAGATTACCTAATTTAGACATTATCACCTCCATACAATGTAAGTTCACTGTCAATATTAGTCACCTCATCAGTATTACCTACCGACTCAGCTACATCTCTTTTAATAGCTAACTCCTCAACTCTTTTGATTTTATCAGAATCTTCTCTTATCTTAAAATAAGACATAAGATCTGATGCTCTATTTGATATAGTCATAATTACCTTTCAGTTAATAGTTAATATATCCAATGTGTCACACACTGGTTACTCGAGCAGTCATCATGAGGCAAAGCTCAATGACACATACGACACAGCAGTCCCCTTTAGGGCTTGGCGCCCTTTAGGGTGCGACTGTCGTGTCCTCGCCGAAGGGTATGTTCATTGAGGCAAACTCATGATACAAGCGAGTAACTCCCCGTGTGTGTGAGGGGCCCATAGCGATACCGAGTAACACAGAAAAGCGTTCAAGCTTTTCGAGTAACGCAGGGGTTTCTCAGGCGAAGCCAATAGCGCAGAAGGATGCCTAGAAGTTTGCTCTGCAAACTGTCAGGCGAGTTCTTAGCGAATAAAGCAGCGACCTTCGGAGCTGCGTCAAGAGAAAATCGAGTATGGGACAAAAGGGTGTCGCTTGTCGACACTCCCACTAACCGAACGGAGTGAGGGCATACGACAGGGATCGTTACCCTTTGGGCGAAAACACCGAAGGTGGTTGAGGTGAGCAAAGCGAACTAGAGCCCGTTTGTCGCATATACTGTATATAGAGATGTGCGTAGCACAGAACACAAGAGAGCGAATATAAAGCTTGACAAGTGGAAGTCTAACCCTTACGAACAGTTAGGGGTAGAATAGGAAAAGCGTTATATGAGCGAACTAACAGAGAAACAGAAGAAGCTAGTAGATACCATCGTAACAACTGGATGTAGTATCAAGGAAGCAGCTAAAACAGCAGGATATTCAAGCAAAGGAAGCGAAGAAGCAGGGAGAGTAAGTGCTTCTCGCACACTACGACTTCCAAAAGTACAGACCTATATGCAACAAGCAATAGCTCGAACTCTAGGACTAGGTGCAGTGTCAGCGAGTAGGAAACTTATCGACCTGTCTTCTGGAGCTAAGTCAGAGTATGTGCAACTCGAAGCCTCGAGGGACATACTCGACAGAGTAGGACTGAGAGCGCCAGATAAGGTAGCACATAATATCCAAGGGGACATTAAGATTAACATCGACCTTTCTTAAAAAGTGACGGTACAGAGTACCGACATTTGCCCCACTCGGAACGAGGGGGTGGGGGCAAAAACGCCATCGTCTAGATGACTAGTGGAGTTACACACACAACAGAGTTGATTTTAAGCACACACTAAGGTAATCAGTTACACATGGCTAAGAAAAAGTTCGATCTCAATAAGATTGCCCATGAAACAAGGGCGAAATACAAAAGGACTAGTATATCTAGTCGAAAGCCTAAAAGAAGTTCAATGAACAAGGCTAAGAAAAGGGATTTTAAAAAATATAATCGGCAAGGAAAGTAAGTGCGTTTTATTTTTTTTTACCCAAAGGTAAAGTTTATTTATGGTAGCTAAAGTATATCAAAATCCAAAAGGTGGTTTAAATGCTAGAGGTAGAGCCTTCTTCAAAAGAACAGAAGGTTCTAATTTAAAAGCACCTGTAAAGTCTGGAAAGAATCCAAGAAGAATATCATTTGCTGCAAGGTTTGCAGGAATGAAGGGCCCAATGAAAGATAGCAAAGGCAGACCTACAAGAAAAGCCTTAGCATTAAAAGCATGGGGATTTGGTTCGGTAGCTGCTGCAAGAAGTTTTGCAAATAATAATAAAAAATCATAGGAGAAAGAAATGGCAAAAAAAGGTTTGTATGCAAACATACATGCAAAGAGAGAAAGAATTAAATCTGGTTCTGGTGAAAGAATGAGAAAACCAGGATCAAAAGGTGCACCAACATCAAAAGCATTTAAGCAGTCAGCAAAGACAGCTAAGAAAAAATAAATGTATTACATTGCTAAGATATGGAAGGGTGAAACCTTTAAAAAAGAAATATTGTTTTCTGCAGATAATGATGTTATAGCTATGCAGAAATGTAGTGCTGCTATACCAGATGGATGTAGAGCTACATATTATGAAATAACAGAGGAGGAAAAAAAATGCCTTATGGAAAAGGAACCTACGGTTCAAAAAGAGGAAGACCTGCAAGTAAAAGCAGTGGAATGACGTCAAAGCAAAAAACATTACCTACAGCTTTAAAGAAAAAAATAATGGCAGCCAAAAAGAAAAAATAGTGGCTACCAAAGAAGAAAAAATTTGGATGGACAAAGTAGCTGAGTTAGGTTGCTTTGTCTGCCAAAGTCCTGCAACATTACATCATATAAGAAACAATGGTACAGGTAATGTAGGTATCGGAAGAAGAAGCTCACACTTTGAAGTAATTCCATTATGTTATGAGCATCACCAAGGCAATACTGGTATACATCTTGATAAAAAAAATTTTGAAAATAAATATGGTACAGAAAAACAAATACTAGATATTGTTAGAGATAGGGTTATAGAACAAGATGAATTAAGTAGTATTAATTTTTTATGAGTTTTCTAAATAATTTAAGTTTAAAGGATAGAAGAAGATTAAGAGCAATAGTTAAAAAAACACATCTTAAACATTATCCAACACATATGATTACTGACTATGAAGCTGATAAATTAGTAGAAGCTTTTGGAGAAGAAACTATCTACAAACTGCTAAAAGCTAATGTAGGTACAAATGTCGATTAATTTTCAATACAAACCAGAAGGACAAACATTAAAATCTTTTATGAAGTCTGATGACTTCTTTAGAGGTTTAAGGGGCCCAGTTGGATCTGGTAAATCTGTATCTTGTTGTATAGAAATATTTAGACGAGCATTATTACAAAATAAAAACGAACAAGGTGTTCGTAAATCAAGATGGGCAGTAATAAGAAATACAAACCCACAATTAAAAACAACAACAATTAAAACTTGGTTAGATTGGTTTCCAGAAGATACTTGGGGAAACTTTGCTTGGTCTGTACCTTATACTCATAAAATAATAAAAGGTGATATAGATTTAGAAGTTATATTCTTAGCTCTTGATAGACCAGAAGATGTTAAAAAATTATTATCTTTAGAACTTACTGGTGTTTGGGTAAACGAAGCTAGAGAAATACCTAAATCAATTATAGATGCTTGTACTATGAGGGTAGGTCGTTATCCTTCTATGAGAGATGGTGGTGCTACATGGTATGGAGTTATAGCTGATACCAATGCACCAGAAGAAGATCATTGGTGGCCAATAATGGCAGGTGATGTTCCTGTACCAGATCATATCTCAAGAGATGAAGCTCTTATGTTAATTAAACCAGACAACTGGAGTTTTCATACACAACCACCTGCTTTAATAGAAAAGAAAAACAAAGAAGGATTTACAGAAGAATATGTTCCAAATGAAAATGCAGAAAATAAAAAAAACTTAACACCTAAATACTATCCTAATATTATTAGAGGTAAAACAAAAGGATGGATAGATGTTTATGTATTAAACAAATTAGGATCTATTGAAGAAGGTAAACCTGTATATCCTAACTTCAAACAAGAATTACATATAGCTCCAGAACAATTAAAACCAAATGTAAATCAAACATTATTTATTGGAATTGACTTTGGTTTAACACCTGCTGCTGTCTTCGGTCAAAAGACAACATTAGGTAGATGGAATATATTAAATGAACTTGTTTGTTTTGATATGGGTGTTGTTAGATTTTCTGAATTACTAAGAGGTGAGATAGCTAAAAATTATAAAAACTTTGATGTACAAATATTTGGAGATCCTGCTGGAGATTTTAGATCACAAACAGATGAAAGAACTCCTTTTTCTATTATGAGAAATTATGGATTAAAAGCTGTACCTGCACCATCTAATGATGTTGCTTTGAGAATAGATTCTGTAGATACTGCTTTGCAAAGACTTATAGATGGTAAAGCAGGATTTATAATTGATCCAAAATGTGTCAATTTAAAAAAAGGATTTAGTGGTGGTTATCATTATAGAAGACTTCAAACATCTGGAGATAGATATGATGAGAAGCCATTTAAAAATAGATACTCTCACGTTCATGATGCATTACAATATTTAATGATGGGTGCTGGTGAAGGTAGAACTTTATTAGCAGGTAGGTCACAAAGTAAACCTGTAATTGCTAAAAAAGAATGGGATGTATTTGCTGGACAAAAAACACAGAAAAGGAAAGTATGGGATCTATTCAAGAGGAATGGTTAGTTTATTTCCATAATGAAAGAACACAAAGATTTGCTAAGTGGATATGGTGGTGGAAACCTCCACATGGATTTGGTCATTGTGGAGCCTTAAAATACATAGACACTATAGATGCATGGGAGCATTTAGAATTTACACATGCAGGAATTAAAACATCTATCTTGAATAAAGAACAATCCAAGAACCTTTTTGCTTATTTGTATGACTATGAAATACTTGTATGTCCAGTAAAACAAGATTGGCATTTGTTTAGAATTAAAGAATTAAGCTG